ATATGTATTTTCAGAAAGGGATAGGTGCGATGATCCGTCGTCGATTGAGGCGGTGGGGCTTACTGACACCTGACGCTCAGCAGATTAACGCTGAGTTTGCCAGGATAGGTAGCGCAAACGGTCGACTTGCAACTGTTGACCTTAGCAACGCTTCCGATAGTCTCCACTTGGAGGCTACAAGGAGGTTGTTACCCACCGACTGGATGGACGCAATTGAGCAAGTGCGTTCAACCCATGTCGTTCTTCCTGATGGAGCGATCCATTTGCTCCGTAAGGTGTCTAGCATGGGGAACGGTAATACATTTGAGCTTGAGACCTTGGTTTTTTATGGTCTCTGTTTAGCTCTCCTGGAACTGTTCGACATGCGAGACTTGGACCGTCAGTGTACCGTCTTTGGCGATGATATTATTATCGCCTCAGAACTGGTAGAGCCCCTTAGAGAAGTGCTAGCCTTCTTCGGATTCGAGATGAATTCTAAGAAGACTTTCTCCTCGGGACTTTTCCGCGAATCGTGCGGTAAGCACTATTTCGCAGGTACTGACGTGACACCTTTCTACATTCGCGATTCTATAGATTCAGTTCACCGTCTCTATTGGATTGCGAACACGTTACGCCGATACTCTCGGCTTCCGTGTTGGGGTTTGGATTCTCGCTATAAGGGGGTTTATGACCTTATAGTGGAGACCATTCCAGAGCCGTTTAGGGAATTTAGAATCCCGGACGGCTTTGGTGATGGAGGTCTTATCTGTGATTGGGATGAAGCACAACCCTCTCGCAGTGATCGTTCCTGGGACGCATGGCTCTACCAAGATATCGTTCCTCGTTTTAAGAGGAAGAAGCTTGGTGGGCAAGGCGTCCTATTGAAGAGTCTCCATCGATTGGAGCTCCCAATATCCCCAGTAGACAAAAGTTCCATTGATAATGGATGGGCGTCGTTTTCATATTCTTTTGGGAGTTCAAATTCCCCGAAGGATATGGCGCTCAGGCGTCCTTACAAGGATGCCGCTTTTGTTGCTGCTGTTAAAGCAGCGGTGTCTGAGTCTGGCTCTAGTGTACTTCCGCAACCTAACGGTTACAAAGTGC